TAACAACCTGAACGATCTCAATGAGTTCAGTGACGCTAAGAACTTCAAGACCTATGAGGAACTGAAGAAGCGTCTAGACTACGTTCTGGGAGTCCGTGGCACGCCTAAGACTCAAGACCCTGAGGTAGTAGAAGAAGAACAACAATGGGAAGCCGAACGTCGTGGAGACTACTCTGAGAAGCGTTCTGCTCCTTCCTTTGAGATCTCTAAACCTTCTGCTCGTGTTGAGGAAGATGATGAGGATGCAGATGATGCACTGAGTTACTTCCAGAAACTCGCGGAGAGTTGATTGTGGGGGATGCACTTGACGCTTGGATGAATCTAAGTTACGGAGAAGGGTTTCTCTTCTCTCTCTGGATCATCGGGATGTACTACATTAAACTTAGGATGGACAAATACATCCGATAAACCAAAAGGAGGGGTTTTGCCCCTCCTTTTTTATATTCTAGCTATTTTTTCGTTATAAGTCTTTTTAAGTTTATCAGTAATATAATTTGGATCATCAACACTATATCTCATAATATTTCTTAGATCATCGATTACTACTGGCAAATAGTTTGGTTTTAAAATATACAGAAGTCTTTTATCTTCGTTTAATCTATTTTCAAATTCAAAATTGGTTATTGGTTTTGATAACACATTTCCCGGGACTTTAATTATACTACTTGTAGTTGGGTCTAAGTATTGAAATTCTTCTGTTATTTTCTCTTGCCATGATGTTCCATTCCATCTCCAAGTAGTTTGATTTTGCGTGTATAGATCATTTTGTTCTACACTCAGAACATCGTCTGGAGCACTAACAGTTACTGTTGGAGGTGTAACATAATTTGATCCATTTGTTACTACTCTTATACTAGATATTCCACTGTTAGCAACACTAACTTCTATAATTGCTGCCACTGATGTTGGAGCACTTTCAATGGTTACTGTAGGTGCAACTGTATATCCAAATCCAGCATTAGTGATATCAATTGAGGTAACTATTCCACTTGTTATAGATGCAATTCCAGTTGCAGTAACTGCTGTAAATGGAGCACCGATAGTAACTGTTGGTGGTAGTGTGTAACCTGCACCGACTTGGGTCACAGTAACACTGGTTACGGATCCGTTCGTAATTTGAGTAGTTCCCTTTGCAGTTGCATTAAGATTGTACTCAAAAACTTTGTCTATAGAACCACCAGATACAATCAATTTTTCTCTGTCTGACCTTATGAATACATCAGATGGAGATGAAAGACGATCACCAACGAAGAAAGATTTTACGAAAGATGCTGTACTTATATCCCATGCATCTAGATCAAATTCATATATACTCGAACTACCTTCACTTGTAGCGAACAATTTAGTACCATCGGAGTTAAAACCAAACCCTAAAATATCATTATCTCCAGTAGGTGATGTTACATTAAATGTATTAACTGGAGTTACGTTGATTGTACTTATATCCCAATTAGTTCCCAAAGAGTATTCGTTTATTATGTCTGGATCTGAAAAATCTAAGACAAACAATCTACTTCCATCATCTTTAAATCTTAATCCACCAGGAGTTGCAAGGGTAATTTCATTTAGTTTGGATGCAGTAGATAAGTCCCAACTTGTGGATAGAGAATAACTAATAATTTTATAGTTTACTCCAGCACCACCACTAACATACATTCTTGTACCATCTGGCTTAAACTCAACTCCCGTTGTGTAGTTAAAGTCTGCACTTACATCTAATTCATAAGTTAAAGATAGTGATGTCACATCCCAACCAGTGCTTAAAGTGTACTGTTTAATTTGATTTATTCCAGTAAAACTTGCTGTATATAATTCTGTTCCATCCGATTTAACGTAAAATCCTTCTACATCGTTTCCCACAGTTCCAGAAGATTCTGCGGCATATAAACCGAAAAGAACTACTGGAGATTGTTCAAAAGTTACAGAAGGTGCTGTTAGACCATAACCTATTCCTCCTACTAAATTTTCCAGACCATCTACCTTATCGATGTTTATACCTTGACCTAGAATGGAATCAACAGTTGCTTGTACAGATTGAATAGGGTCAGAAAATGTTACTGTAGGTGCAGTGAGATATCCTTCTCCACCAGATAAATTGGTAACACTAGTTACTGCAAAATCACTTATTGTAGAATCTGCGGAAGCATTAGATGAAGGATCTGGTGGACTTAGTGTTACTGTAGGTTTTGTATCATATCCTAATCCAGCTTCACTTATAAGAATTGCAGAAATTGAGTTATTTACCCCACCCACTATTGGAGTCAATACAGCTTGAGTTCCTGGAACAAAGATTGGTGGGAATGTAATACCTGGGGGATTTTCTGTTATAGTCTGAAACTCTGGTGCATTATAGAAGGCTTCGTCTACTATTAACCCACCAGGAAAAACTATTCTACCAAAACTATCTTTTGTAGTTATTGTTTCGTAATGATGTATTTCCGTATATCTATCTTCGGATCCATACTTGTCTTCTAGGTATCTATTAAAACTATCTAAGTTTAATGGCCATTCATCCTGAAGATTTAAAATATTATTCGTTAATAAAATCACCCAGTCTAGTTCTGGATCTCCATATATTTTTTCCGCAACATCATCTGGACGTTCGTTTTCAGTTATAGAATAAAATTCAAATGCACCAGATATTGATGCAATGTCCTCTCTAATCTTAGCTCTTTTGAAGAGATTTTTTACAATGACCGTTTCATCGGTTGCTGTGTTATTTGTTGTTCTGTTTAGAACTTGTAAGTTTGGTAGTTGTGAGAAGTAAGTCATATCAATATCCTACTGCGTTGTTACTGACAGAACTGAGATCATCTCGACCTTCAAAGATGTTATCTGCTTGATAATCAGTATCATAGATTGGTTCAAGTTCATCAAAAGACATTTGGAAAACGGTGGAAACTGGTTGACCTTTATCATATGCTGACCAGAAACCATCTGGAGTATAATTACAGTTGAAAGAAGTCAATGCACATGTCTTAAACTTATTTACACCATCAATGCCTGTTCGTCCACTCTTGTATTCCAACTTAAAGACGTTTGGAGTTCCCAAGAAGAAAGATGATTGTCCAGATTTTCCTTTTATTTTTTTAGCTGCCATTCCTTGTTTGAAGAATCTAATAATTCTTCGAACTGTTTTAGCTTCCGTATCACTTCTTGGAGACAACCTGTAGTTGAAACTAAACTTTCTCAAAGTTGGTGAATTAAACAATAGTTCTAAGTTAGAGTTGGGAACAATTCCTGCGCCTCTAGCAAGGATTGATTCCGCTTCAACTCCAAATCCTTGCAGCTTCAATAGTTTTGAAGTTATATCTCCACCTAATAGTGTAGCCATTTCATCGCCAATGGCGCCAGAGCTGGCGAGCTTAATAAGATTCGCAATCTGAAGAGTAGTACCACCTTGACCCAAAAGACTACCGAAAGCCGCCAGAGCTGCCCGAGATCCTAAATTTGCCATAGTATTAGCAGTTGCTGCAGCAGCAAGATTTCCCATGGCATCTTCACCCCATGAAATATTATTACTATCTGCAACGCTATTGGGCATTGGTAAAAATACTGTTCCTATCGGACTCTGCAAATTGCTGCCTGGTTGCAATCCATTTAATAAAATTCTTTTGACTGCATCATTTCCACCAAAGATATCATCTCCCTTTGATGGTTTATATGTAAATTGAGAAATAGCAAAATAATCTTGTTGACTTGACATCAAATCATTTGGATAAACCATTCCTCCGCCGAACAATTCTTTCTCATTTCCAACCCCAAATCTACCACCATTTACAGCGAGTTTTTCATAAGATGATTTAGGATCTGCTAAGAATGCAAACAATTGTCCAATACCTCCACCACTGTTACTGGTTGTTGTTGAAGGTTGATTTTGTTGTGGTTGTGATGATTTTTGTCCCGGTTGGTTATTACTATAATTTTGGTTAGCCCATTGAGGTAATACGTAACCTTTAGTTGAACCACCAGAAGCTGTATATGCTGATTGAATCGCTAATACTGCTTGTTGATGATATTGTTGTTGTTCTGCAGAGTTTAATACTAAACTTGAAGCTGATGTCCAATCACCATCTTTATAAACTAGAGTATTAGTAGAGCCATCAGTGGAAATAATATTTGCAGCACCAGTTACTGGATCGTATTGCAAGTCATAATTTACATTATTTTTTGTAAATAATGGTTTTTTTACTGTTGTTAACGCCACTTATGGTTTACTCCAGGCTTTGTGATTTGGATAGGGTTGTCCTCTTTCATCAACAAATTTTTCAGTGGGTAATAATGCAACGGAGGGCCAATCTTTTTCTGGAACTCTTAAGAATCCTCCACTGACTCCAGAAAACATGTAACGATGTATAGTATTTCGAGGTATACCTATAGTACTGCCATTATTTATTAGGCCTTTTGCAACTCCTTCACGATATTTTCTATTAAGATAGTGTAAATTTGTACCAATAAAATATCCTTGACGGAAATTCACTTCAGTAATATATGCCAATGGTTGGGTATCATGAAACTTTAGTCCTGGAGTTGATGCTCCATAAATGAAGAAATATAATCTACCAACTTCTATACCACCAGTGTCAATTTCGTTAATATTAAACTGTTCAAGTTCACCAAGATACTGTCTAAGTTCTCCAGTATAGGTGTCACTCTTGACATTCTTTCCTTTGAATTTTTTGATTAGATCATATCCAAAACCTTCTCCAGGTTGAAATATACCATCGAAACTCATATACCTAGATCCTCCTCAGTCATGATCTTGAACTCATAGTTATGATCTGCACAATATTCTTTTGCGGCTTCCCACTTTGCTTGATTGACAACCCATGTCTGAACTTTATATGCCCAAGCCTTTGTTCTTCTTTTGGGATTTTGTTCTGGCATTACTACTTCTTTTTTTGGTTTAATTTCTATTACCATAACTCGTGTTTTGCCAGATTTATCTTTGTACTTAACAAAGAAGTCGGGAAAGTATCTATGAACTCTATTATCAAGGGGAGAACGATATGGAATCCAAAATTCTTCAGATTGCCACTGGTTTACATTTTCATTTAGGTCACAATATCTCATGAACTTACGTTCCCAGAGTGAACGATAAATGATGTTTGTTGGATCACCTTTATACTTTCTAGGGTTCTCTGGTCGATATTTGCCCTTATAACTCATATACATACTATAGATACCTAAGAAATATTTATAGATGGCTGAACCATTTAGGCCCGACTATCCTGCTAATGAATTTCGAGTAGATCCAATCTACGCAAGGATGACCTTGGCTAGGAATACAAATGATGGAAGGTCTGGACTCCCTGGAGTTCAACAATTGTTCGGTGAACTATCAGTAACCAGCCAATTTAAAGTTACACTATTTTTGGGAGATACTTATCCAACTATAACTTCAGATTCTGACATTAACGCTTGGTTAGTTACTTGTGGTGTATTGGGATCTAATCTTTTCAATGGAAATAATTCTAACCTAAATTCTCTTCGTTATGAATTTATGTGTAACGAAACTTTCTTGCCTGGTGCTACGATGACTATGGCTGAGGAAGTCGGTAGTAGACAAGGAGTTGTGGAAAGATTTCCAATCAGAAGGGAATTTCCAGAAATTACAATGACTTTCTATGTTGATGCAGAATATGGAATCATTCGTTTATTTGAAGAATGGATGAACTTTATAAATCCACTATACAATACTAGAGGGAGATTAACTTCTGGAAATCCTAGAGGAGGAGTTGGTCAAGATCAAGACAATCAATTCTTTAGATTTAGATATCCAGATACTTATAAAAGAAATATAGCTATTACAAAATTTGAAAGGGACATGTATATTGATTCCAATACAAGAAATGTAGAAAGAACTCCTTCTATGATGACTTATAAGTTCATCAATGCATTTCCAACAAATTTAACTGCATTACCAGTAACTTATCAAGGAAGTACAGTTACAAAAACTACGGTAAGTTTTACATATGAACGTTATGTGATTCTTAATCACCAATCTACGGGATCAAATAATTTCGAGGAAAGAGAGACCAATGCTGGTGATCCATTTGTTGTTTTTGCAAATCCAAAAGTTGCTTACGATAACGAATAATTTTAGCGCTCTAAATAAATTTATCTGACTATATTAATTTTTTATGCCATTACCCAAAATTGCGACTCCAACTTATGAACTTGAGTTGCCATCTACAGGAAGATTTATAAAATATAGACCATTCCTAGTTAAAGAAGAAAAAGTTCTAATTTTAGCCTTAGAAAGTCAAGACGTAAAACAAATTACTCTCGCTATCAAATCAGTTTTAAAAGACTGCATCCTTACAAGAGGAGTTAAAGTAGAAGAGTTACCCTCTTTTGACATCGAATATATTTTCTTAAACGTTCGTGGAAAATCTGTCGGAGAAGCTATCGATCTAATTGTAACTTGTTCCGATGACGGTGAAACTCAAGTTCCTGTAAAAGTTTATGTTGATGAAATTAAAGTACAGAAAGACGAAGATCACTCTACTGAGATAAAACTTGATGATCAAATTGTTATCAAAATGAAGTATCCTTCATTAGAACAATTCATCAAAAACAATTTCGATTTTACTACCCAAGAGTCATTATCAACTATTGAAAGATCTTTTGAGATTATTTCTTCCTGTATTGATTCTATTTTCACAGAAGAAAAAGCGTGGGCAGCCGGAGATTGTACCAAGAAAGAACTTATAGAGTTCATTGAAAGTATGAATACAGAACAATTCAAGAAGATTGAAAAGTTCTTTGAGACTATGCCTAAACTTTCACATACATTCTCTGTTACAAATCCAAAGACTAAACAAAAAAATGAAGTAACTTTGGAGGGATTATCTAGTTTTTTCGGCTAATTATGGCTCATATTGATCTTGAGTCATATTTCCGAATAAATTTCGCTCTCATGCAGTTCCATAAATATTCATTAAGTGAGATAGAAGATATGATGCCTTGGGAGAGAGATATCTATCTTGCCCTATTGAAACAACATATAGAAGATGAGAATTTAAAAGCACAACAGGCAGCAAATCGTGGCAGTTAGTTCCCCACTTAATCCTAGTTCAATTGCATCAGAAAGGTCAACATCGGCTTCATCTGCTCAGAATTTTATTAGTGGTGGACAAACTTTAGGTGAAGGCGTTGTTTCTGCAGCTGCTAATAAGATTGTAGGTTTTCAAAGAGGAGGAGCTGCTGGAGTTGCTGCTCCTCCACCAAATCTTTCTAATATTATTCAAACCCTATCTTCGAACATTTTAAATAATGTTCAGGGTCAAGTACAGTCAATAAATCAAAATGTAACCAACATAGTCAACCAAACCACTGGAAGACTGGAAGAAGATTATAAACAAAGAATATCCAAAACTGATTCTGCAACACCCAATTCAATCTTACAAAACTTCTTAAATTCATATAGGGAAGCGATTGGTTACATTCAGTTTTTGGGTAATAAAAACAACATAAAAACTTTAGGTGCAAACTTAAAACTTTTAATCAAAAATTTTAGTGAGTCTTTTGAAGTTGCAAAGATAATAAGACAAACTATCAATAGAATAGTAAAACAACTTTCCAGTTTACCAAAGGCTACTGGTGGTCCTGGTGGAATAAACATGGACATCAATGTTCCCGGTGGAAGATTGAAAAAGGGCGCCCCTAGGGGATTGATGAGAATGATGAGAAGACGCCCTGGAATGATGTTAGGTGGAGCTGCTTTACTTGGAGCTGGAGGTGGTGCAGTAGTAAATGCAATGTCAAGTCCAGATACTTCTGCAATGCAAACCATTTCCAGTGGTGATCCGTTATCAGGGCCAGTATTAGATAGATTTAATGCAATATTGGATGCTTTCTCCAAAGCAATAGATGCATTTGCAGGGGGCAGTAAATCATCTTCATCTTCTTCATCTTCTAGTTCATCTGGATCTAGAACTTCACCAGATCTTAGTGGGGATCTTGACGATGTTTCCGGAGCGGGACAGACACCTGGAAGTTCAAATATTGAACCAGGAAGTGAAGAAGAAGCAAGAATTGCTGCTGCTTTAGTTACAGAAGGTGCTGGAGGCACAGCAGCTACAGACATTTTACAAG